GTGAGGTGTGCCCACACCTCGTGTGTTCCCTTATAGGGACCCTCATAGTTTTCCCGTGAAAGTGCCGTAACGGCCTGACCTGCATGTTTGTCCGGCTTGTTTCTGCCCACTTCTGCCGCGCGCCCGATATGTCCTCACCCGGTCCGGGGCCGGACCGCCCGGTAAGCTGGTCTCACACCGGGACCGACGGAAGGACACGCCATGCAGGAACTACTGGGCGCAGCCGTACTGCTGAGCCTCGCCAGCTACCGGGCCACGCAGCTCGTAGTCTGGGACACGATCGGTGACGGCCTGCACAAGCGGCTCGAAGTGTGGCGCGTCTCGAAGTTCGACAGCCGGTTCCGGAAGTTCGTCTGGGACCTGACCACCTGCACGTACTGCACCGGCTGGTGGCTGTCCATGGTGGCCGCGCTGACCTACCTGACGGCTACGGACCGCTGGTCCTGGGACCCCGGAACCCTGGCCGTCAACGCCATCTTCTGCTGGGCGATCGCTGGCGCGCAGGCCCTGCTCAACCGCTGGGACGATTCGCGCCCCGGCCACCAGCCGGAAGGAAACTGATGGGTGCCATCACCGAAATCGTGGCAGCCGCCACCCGGATCCTGACGAAGAAGAAGGGCGGCGGCACGTCCTCATCGAACGGCGAGTCCGCCGCCGCCTGGGACATGTTCAAGACAGTCCCCGAGGTAGGCACCTACGCGGACTGGGTCAGCAACGCCATGTCCGGCGCCACTCTGTTCGCCGGGAAGCGCGGGCCGGACGGTACCATTCTGAACGCGCCCGACGACAGCCGTGCCGCCCAGCTGGTCAGCTCGATCGCGGGCGGCCCCAGTGGGCAGTCCAACATGCTCGGCGACTTCGGTACGCAGCTGGCCGTGACCGGCGACTCATGGCTCGTCATCGTCCCGGACGGCAGCAGCGACAGTCTGGCCGACGACCGGTGGATTGTGCTGTCCACCCAAGAGGTCAAGGTCCAGCGCGGCAAGATCACGGCCACCATTGACGGTGAGCAGGTCGAGATCACCGAGTACGACCCCGAAGTCCCGCAGGACCCGGACACCCCAGTCGTCATGCGGATCTGGAAGCAGGCACCGTACCGCCGCGAGGCATCCACGTCGCCGGTGATCCGGTCGCTGGTCATCCTGGAAGAGCTGCGCCTGCTGAACGCAGCCGTCGCGGCGATCGCCCGGTCCCGCATTACGGGGCGCGGCATCCTGCTCATCCCGTCCGGCGCGCGCTTCCCCACGCAGCCCGGCCAGGACGGCGCTGAGGACTCGCTGCTTGACACGTTCATCGAAGTCGCCAGCACGGCGATCCGTGAGCCCGAGTCGGCGGCCGCCACGGTGCCGATCGTTCTGGAAGTCCCCGGTGACCTGATCTCGGGGGTCAAGTGGCTTCAGTTCACGTCCGAGTTCGACGCGATGGCCCTTCAGCTGCGCGACGAGGCTATCCGCCGGTTTGCGATCGGTGCCGACGTCCCGGCAGAGGTGCTGCTCGGCCTCGGGGACAGCAACCACTGGGGTGCCTGGGCGCTGACCGCCGAGGCGCTGCGGATGGGCGCCGAGCCGCGCCTCGCGCTCATCTGTCAGGCGCTCACCGACGAGTGGCTTCAGCCGCTGCTCGAAGCCGAGGGTGAGCCGGACGCCGGTGAGTGGATGGTCTGGTACGACACGGCCGGTCTGCGTTCGTCCAGCAACAAGAGCGCCAGCGCGCTGGAAGCGTACAAGGAAGGGCTCATCAGCGGGTCCGCCGCACGCCGCGAGCTCGGCTTCACCGAGAAGGACGCGCCGAGCTCGGCCGATACGATGCCTGATGAGGACGAGACCCCGACGACCACAGAGGACGACCTGCCTGTGAGCGAGACCGAAGCGCCGCCTGCCTTCCCGCCGATGACCGTGGCCGCTTCCTCTGCGGTCCTGGACAGCTTCACTGCCGATACGTCCGCCGCGCTGGCCGAGGCTGTCGACGGCCTCGTCTGGGGCGCGCTGCTCGGGGCGTCCCGGAAGATGATGAACACACCGCTGGTTCCCCGCGCCAACCGGGGATCCTCGCGGGAACTGGTTGCCACGGGCACGGTTCACTTCCGGCACCCGGTCATGCGCGAGAACGTCACCGCGTACAAGCTGCTCGACGATGCGTGGGTCCGGGTGCCGGACGTGGCGCAGCGCTACGGGCTGGACCCGCTGGCGCTGGCTGGCGCCCTGAACGAGTACGTCACCGCGCTGCTCATCAGTGGGCAGACTCACGCCTTCGACAACGTCCCCAGGATGCTGGCGCAGATCAAGGTGGCGGCGGCATGACCGACGACGAGCTGGAAGCGCTGCTCGACCAACTGGAAGCAGACCTGCGCGAGGACGTGCAGGCGGCGCTCACGCTGACCGCGCAGGACTTCGCCTTTGCCGTGGACCGGTCGACCGAGCTGACGGCCGCGACGTTCAGCGTCAGCCGGATCGGTGCCATGTGGCGTCGCCGGGTCGGCTCGATCATGACCCGCCTGCGGGCGATCGCCGCCCGGGGCGCCCGGGTCACGGCCGAGGATCTCGACGAGCCGGTGCCGCCGCTCACGCAGCAGGATGACGTCCTGACCCCGTACCTGGAAGCGACGCGCGGCCTGCTGGACCAGGTCGGGGACCGGCTGTCCGCAGCCGCTGTGCAGTCCCTGGCCGAGGGCGTGGCCGCCGGTGAGACCACGGCGCAGCTGAAGCGGCGGATGACCACCCTGTTCGACGATGACGGCACGCAGCTCGGGCCGACCCGGGCACAGCGCATCGCCGCGACCGAGGCGACCCGGGCGTTCAATGCGGGCACGCTGGCCGCCGCGCAAGCGCTCACGGGCCCGGACCGGCCGCTGGTGAAGCAGTGGGTCACCCGCAACGACGAGCGCGTCAGGATCGCACACAGAGACGCGAACGCCCAGCTTCAGCTGATCGATGATCCGTTCGACGTGGGCGGCACGCCCATGCAGTACCCCGGGGACCCGACGGCCCCGGCCGACCTGACGATCAACTGCCGGTGCATCATGCGGACGGCCGTCGCCAGTGAGAGGACCGACGTGGACGAGGACGACCTGTCAGCCGCCGCTGATGTGCACACCGGCGCCATGATCGCCCTGATGCCGAGCAAGGCGGACGCCGAGCGTCTCGCCCTGATCGGCGGTGAGGTGGCGGACCAGCTGCACATGACGCTGTACTACCTGGGCGACGCTGCCGACTGGCCGGAAGAGTCCCGCGACTCGGTCCGGTACGCGATGCAGCACGCTGCCGCATGGATGCCGCCGGTCCACGCCCGGGCGTTCGGCGTTGCCCAGTGGAACCCCGCCAGCGATGAACCGGCGTGGGTCTGGAACATCGGGGACGATTCCGGGACGGAAGGTTCGACCCTGAACGACGCCCACCGTGGTACGACGTGGGCCCTTGAAGACAGCGGGGACTTCGGCCGGGTTCCGCAGCAGTACACCCCCTGGTCGCCGCACGTCTGCGGGGCGTACGGCGAGGCAGACGTGCAGGCCATGACCGATCGGGTCGGGCCCGTCACCTTCGACCGTCTGCGGGTCGCCTTCGCCGGTGAGTACACCGACTACCCGCTGATCGCCAGCCCGGACCAGGGTCAGGTCGTTGCGCTGGACGAGACGATCTACCCGGACGACATGGTTGTCGAGAAGGCCGAGTACGACCCGCACCCGGTGGTCACCTGGTCCACGCCGGACGAGACGGCGCTCGCCTTCGAGAACCAGCAGACCGGCGACGGCAGGGTGTTCGCCCCTGGCGCGCTGTACTGGGACGGTCCCGGCCCGTGGCCGCTTCAGTACGCCGACGAGATGATGGGCGGCCACGAAGGCGCGCAGCTGGCCGGGTGCATCGACGGCATCGGCCGGGACGGGGCCAGGATCCCCGGCCACGGCAAGCTGTACGTGTCCCAGCAGGCTGGCGCTGAGGCGGCCATGCTGCTTGCGCAGAACGCGCCGCTGGGCGTCTCGGTCGACCTGGATGACGTGGACCTTGAGATGGTCGACGCCACCCCCGGCGCCGCCGAGGCGTACCGCACGCGGCTGCTCACCGCGTCGCTGCTCATGCAGCCGGACGGCGGCTTCATTCTGATGGGTGAGACCGAGCCCGAGCTCGCGGCCGGGGCCACCGGCTTCATGTCCGAGTCCCGCAAGGTCACCTTCACCGTCGGGCCGGACGGCACCGTGCCGGGGGCGCTGCTGGAACTGGAAGCGGCCGCCGGTGACCCGGACCTGGCGGACGGTGTGGTGGTCGAGTCGCAGAGGTCCGGCGACTACCTGGTCCGCATCACGCGGGGCCGGATCCGGGGCGCCACGCTGGTCACGATCCCGG